CACGATACTGGCGATCTCCATACCCCTCACCAAAAAGCTCAGTTGCGACCTCTTTGTGAATTGATTGGTTTGTTCGGAAAGCTGAAAGTAACCAGTCCGATCCAATCTCCAATGCCGCCACACGAAGCTCGATTGCCGAGTAGTCTGCGTTGACGAGTGTATAATCTGTATCCGACGCTGTGAAGATTCCACGTAGCTCCCCCTGTGTCACGTTCTGTAGGTTAGGATTACGCGAGCTAAGCCTGCCGGTCTCGGTTCCGTGGAGCAGGAATCGCCCGTAAATCTTACCATTGACAGAGCGTTTACGGAACCCCCGAACATAAGTCGATAGAGTCTTTTGGCGAGATCGATATTCTAACAGTTTGGTTGCGTAATGGGCAGCTTCACTACCTGATTCTTTCTCGATCATAATCTGCAGGGTTAGAGCTTTGGTGTCGGGCAACTCTTTACCGTCTCGTATCTCGGCAAAGGACACCTTGATCTGCTGTGGCGAACGTGGGTTCTTAACAAACTTTTCTAGCTCGCGTTCAAGGTCTGACATTTCATGCACAAGACGTTCTTCAAGATTGTCTAGCATTGATTCATCGATAGTGAACCCACGATATTCCATAGCCGACAATGAATCGACGCCGGGGATAACCAGATTGTAGTATGGATCAATCGTACCATCTTCACGCATATCTTTTTGCAGAATAGGAATGAGTTGAAATGTTTGATCCGAGTCTGTACCGTTGTATTGATACAATGTTTCAGCGGGCAAGTCGGCTAGCGATTCGTCATCATCCAAACCCAACTTAGCCATCTGTTTGTACATAGGCGCACCAAGGTATTCTGTAGCTAGCTGTTCAAGATCGTGTGTACCCTTCCGCTCATCTGTCATGTAATGAGCTAGACCGCTATCTTCATCGACGCGGGCATTAGTTACGCCCAATCCCCATAGATGTTGAATGTCATACGTACCAAATTGGAAGCCCCATCGGGTATCCATAAAAGCGGCGTCCAGAGCGTTAATCATGCGAGGATCGTGTACAACTTGTTTGGTGTAAACTGACGCTCGCCCCGCCTCTGTGGTCAGCGCGTAACAGAGCAAGTCTGGATTGTGCTTGTCAAATGGTGGGGCGGTCTCAATGTCCATTGCGACAAGAGGATACTTAACTTGACGTTCAAGCTCGCGGATAGCATTAGTCGTGTTGTCATGTACATCTACCTTAGTAGGTTCCCATGTTACTTTAACGTTGCGATTCAATTTGCGAACGTCACTCACAAGGCTGGGGAACAAACTCGGATCACGGAAGGTCGCTGCGGGGTGGAATGTGGCGACCACAGGCAGGCCGAGGGACGGCGAGAGCTTCGCGCCACCGATCCTAAGCATCTTGATTCCTTGTTTGCTATCTAAGAGCGCCTTTGAAGCGGGGGCTCCTAAACCCAACACTACTTCGGGGTTATGTTCTTTGATTTCGTGGACGAGTCTAGCTTTACAATGCTTAATCTCATTCGCGGTTGGAGTACGATTATCTGGTGGTCGACAGATAACGGTGTTAGTGATGTACACGTCGTCCCGCTTGATCCCATTGTGAGCCAATATCTTATCCAAGAGTTGTCCTGATTTTCCAATGAAGGGGATTCCACTTTTTACCTCGTGTCTACCCGGCGCTTCGCCAACCACGACTATTTTAGGGTGGCTAGGCCCACGTCCTAGCACATGAGGTTCGTCGCGTAATGGACAATCTTCACAGTTTGCAAATGGAGCTTTAGGTTCCATTGTCAAGCCCTTTTCAGAATCATGTATATGTAGCCTTCATGGACGCCTAACGCTTGGGCAAGCTGTCGTCTTCGCGCACCTTTGCTTACTGCATCTACTACTGACGTTCTAAATTCCTCGTACCTTTTACGAGCAGTTTTTTCGGCGCGTATGGCTCGCTTATGCATACGTACGACCTCACGAATAAACTCAGCATCATTTTTGGTTCTAGGCCGTAATGGTTTAGGTTCCATTGTGCGTCACCTGATCCAAATGTTCACGATGCATCTTACGTGCTTCGTCACGTCTTGCATAACCCCAAGTATCTTGATTGAAATACGACTTGTTACATCTGCAGGCGTAATAATCAACGACTTGTTCTACACTGTTCTGCTCGAACGTGAACGTTCTATGATCCAAAGCGTGATCTTTACGTGCCATCACCATATATCCTTTATGTAGTACGGCTCAATTTCGGGATAGTCTTCTGGGCCTTCAGGGATATCCATACGTTCCTTTAACTGATCGTGTAACCATTCTGCTTTAAAATCAGAGCCGGCTGGTACCTCGATATTGAACATAACGATAACTTGTCTAGTTTCTAGCTCTACGTCATGAACGTACTTCTTACGATCTTGCTTTTGAAATGCCGATTGTTTGGCAGATACAGGTTGGGCACCACCGCATACGTGGCCAGGAGCAAGCTCATTAAAACACTTAGGACACACTTCTATCACGTCAGCCATTTAATCTCCCTTCCATACATGCCATACAAATCTAGGTATATGGCGCGGAACACGAACGGATGGATAAAGTCCATAGGCTGTACTGGCGCATGCTCGTAAGGTACCCATAGGCGAACGAATGTATTTGTCTTTTGTCCGTACACGGCAGTCTTAGTGATCTGACAAGGTTGACGATCCTCGAACATTTGCGTGATGGTAGGCCACCAATACAGCGCATGCATGTGGGTAGGCATGACCACGCAACTATCGTGCAGCACTCCTATGGCTAACACGTCAGACAAACTAGCATTCTTAGCTTTCATGTTGTTTCAGTTCCCGTTCTAGATACCAGATGGCTTTGCGAATATCAAGCTCAAATTCTGAGTCAGGCTTGAGTCCCGCTCGCCATACGTACTTGATTGCGTTGCCTAGATTGAAGCTGAAATGTTCTACGATATCGATGCATTCGATTCCAGTAGGGTGTTCGTTGTAATGCTTTGGATGATTGACACGACCATCTGTGGTCGATGTGTTCTGCCGTCCGGTGTCTCCCATCTAAAACCTCTCTTGTGATGTTTCCAAGGATCGCGGCACTTGCATATTCTCTTAGCATTGCGTACAACGGTAATCATTTTGCGGTCGCCGGGTAAAGTTTCTCCGCCTTACCGGAGCGTGTGCGGATGATCAAGCCACGTTGCTCAAGCGTTTCAAAAATCCAGTCTGCCTCGCGTGACGTAAGGTGCATAGATCGCATGACATCGGAACGTGTGTTCTTACCGTTCTTGATTAGTTTGAGCGCGCGTTCCAATGTCCGTTCACTCACCCCCTTTCCGGCGTTAGAAATTACATCGATTGTGTGTTGTTTCCACTTGTCGATGTAATAGATGGCTCGGAGTATATCGTCAAGTTCAAGTGTAATACCGTCGTCTGATGGTTGTTGGCGGGAAGCCGCAAATAGTATGGATAACTTAAGTCCCGATTTAGCCATGCGATCAAACGTAGGAGAATATAACTCAGGCTCGTCCGCATACGTCCCCGCAACAGATAACTGACGCTCAAATTCTGCATAACGTTCCAACGCCTCCTGTGTCATGTGAACCGACCATACCTTAGGCGTAGCTATTTCTTGAGTACCGATCTTCATTATCTGTGAAGCATCATAGTCGCCATGCAAGCGAGATAGAAACTCTGCTAAGTCGGATGAAACTACCTGTTGCTCTGTAGTGACAAGAGTAGGGGGTCGATAGGCAGTTACATCAGCGTCAGCCGTAACGAATAAAAATCTAGGTATGAAACCGTTGATGATATAATCCTTATCCAACAACTCGAAGATGCGAGATTTGATCCCGCCACAGAACATGATGAACCGAGGATCACGAACCTCAATACGTTCTTTCTTTAAAACCCTCACGTCTGTTTTACCTTCGTACCATCGAGAAAATCCTTCAACCAACCCAGAGAGGTAATCTTTACGCTTCATTGAATCGAGTAGACCTGCAACCTCATCACGTACGAATATCGAAGATCGCCCAGGACGCCCGGCTAGAGCCGTCATGATGCCTTCCACGCTGCCGTCAGTGGCTAGCAAGGCATCCTCATAGACTAGGTTCAACAGGTCAAGGGCCATTTCCATCGCAGTAGTTTTACGTGTTAACGTCGTATCACCTAGGATCATAAACCAGATGTTAGGTCGTACCTTACCAAAGGAGATTTCAAGTTCTACTGCGCCTGATAGGATCGCGCTAAGGATAACGAACGCCCCCGCTTCATGGTAGGCGGGCGCTGCGTCTGTTCTAGACTTAGCCCATGTTACATACTTCTCGATAAACGATGGAGGCATGGTCTCCACCTTTTCGCGCTCCTGTACGCTTAACAGGTTGTCAATAGAGTACGTTTCTTTGCCGCGAGTACGTTCCGCGATCATTAACTGCGCTTTACAAACCTCTTTCCAAAGGTCTTTAGGATCACGCGCATCTTCGCGGTATTTATTTACGGCGGAAGAATCGACAACTTTATAGGTCTCGGCCAAGGACATACCGGCCTCAAGGCACATAGCTTCCAACGCCCACAGGATGCTAGACCTGTCCTGTACGTTGGCATTCTCAAACATCGGCCTGAAACCAGGAGGCAAACGGAATCTGTACCGTACATAGATTTCCTCTGCATCAGGCAACGCTTTAATTTCATCTTCAGGTATTGGCTCTGCGAGATCAGCCCCTTCCTGTGGTTCAGGAAGCGCAGCGAATTCTTGCAAAGCAAAACTCTTGTTACGTAAGCTTGAAAGCTGCACGATATCTTGACCGTGCTTAAAGTTATAGGTAAGAGGTATGCGTAAAAGCTGAGACAAATCCCACCCAGACTTGTCCGCGCCAAGCTCATACGTAAGACGCCTGTTAGCTGACTCTGCAGATGTAGGCTCGGCAGGCTCATCTAGAATCCAGAACCCTTGCCAACGCCCAGGTGATGACTGCAGGACAGCAGAAGGTTTCGGTTCTATAGTGCTAGGGTCTACTTCATCAAGATCGGCCCATAGGTTTGGGCAGAGCTTTACGTTCGCACCTAACCGCTTTGGTTTGGATAGTAGCTGCGAACAAAAGTAAAGGTTGTTATGGTCGATGTGTTCATTAACCCACAGCAAGAGATTGGGAAGCTCCGTTGGGTAAAGGAAGAAAGCCTCTTTGAAAGCTGCCGTATCTCTGTGCTTGCTGGCAACACCAACATAACCTTCGTTGTCCCCTAGGACTAGTTTAAAGAACCGCTCACGTATCTGATCATTTTGCGGGTTGGCGGCAATTAGCTTCATTTAAGTGGGACGTAGGATGGTAGCTCTTAGTTAGCAGCATCACATATCCAGAGCCTTTACCGCTGCCACGACCATCTCTACGGATAGGTGAAGGGGATCGGTCTTACTTGCCTGTTTCCCCTCAAAGGGCACGCCGATCCCCTTCACGCCTATTTCCCGTGCTAGCCAGGCAACTCCGTTTCCTCATCGGTCAAAGGAAGAACACGCTTGATACTGTTGTTCTTTTCCTTTGTCTTAGGGTTGGTACCCTCACCGACAACGATGCGAGCCTGCCGACCTTCCCAATCCTCGTAGTCAACCTCGGTCATCGAGTTAACCTCA